GCTCATATCAACAGGGCCGCCAAGTTCAACAAAAAGCAAAGCATCCTTGCCCGCGTCAGTATTGTTGTAGATAATGCCCCACCAGGCATCAGCATCGTTAGACCCGTCCTGCGCCCACGTGGGGTTGGTGGCTGAGTCGAATTTCATCGTGCCTGACGCCTCAGTGACTAATACTGATAACGCACCGAGGTTAATCCCGCCATCGACATATGTGCCAGCAGACCCAACCTGTGTGAAGTCACCGATTACTGGCGTGGCCGTAGCTGCCGTTGGTGTTGTGCCGTTGTCAATAATTGCAAGGTAGAAATCGTCTGTCGCAGCCCAATCCCCATCCAGCATCTTTGCCTTTGCTTCTTCAAAAACTACTACGTCACCTGTTGCCATTTTACTTACCTCATTAAATTAAATATTATCCCAGAGAAGTGATAAGTCCTTTTTTGTTGCGTTTCACTTTGACGGGTTTCTGCAATTCAGCAATTAGCCTGTCGATATTTTCTGTCTCTTCTTCTTCTGCCTTCTGTACTTCTTCATCAGTTGGTATACCGAGTTTCCTGCTTTCAAGTTCCATTTTCTTCTCGATAACAAATTCTTCTGTTGTGGACTTCTCTTCGAGTTTCCTGATTTCAAGATCGTAATGCGTCTGTATCTTGTTAATCTCGGTACGCAGTTTGGCCTGTGAAGTCTTCTCTTCAAGCGCAAGTTTCATTTCTGCATTGCGTTGTTCCAGCAACATTTTGCGTTCTTCGATCTGCATGTCCATTGCCGCCTCTTCACGCTTCTGCTGCATTTCCATCTGGAACTCTTGCGCGTCCTGCTGCATGGATGCCCTGTGCTCTTCCTTCTTGCTGGCAAGTTGCTGGACTTGTTGCTTGAGCTTCTGGTTTTCCTGCTGCATCCCTTGCATCTGTTTCTGCACCTTCGGATCGGGTCGTTTGCTTTCTTCGATATATTTCTTCCACTCAGTAACCACGCTTTCAGGCAATGGTGAAAAGTCGAGCAGGGCTGGTGGGATCGGGACACCCGCCTGGATCATTTGTGGAAGTATCTGGCTCATTGTGCCCCAGACTTCCTGTTTCAGATTTGGCGAATTTGGTGAAGTGTCTACAATCGTATCATACTTGAGTACATCAAAATCCTTTGTGAACGGAACAAACTGTTGCTGCCCTTTCTCAAGGATACGGATCATAGTCCCATTCGGCATATACTCGGCAACAAACATGAGCAACACGCGCCCCTGTTGTTTCCTGAAATGGCGCAGTGAATTTTGTAATGGGGCAAGAATAACCAGCGCAGCTTTCTTTCTTTCCTGTTCCAGCACACCAGACTGTTCACGGTTTGCCATGCCCAACATCTCTACATTCATACCGGACACATCACGGATGGAAGAGATTGCAAACTGCAACATCTTATCCAGCGAAGCCGGATAATTCGACATGGTACGTTCCTGGAGTTTCTTGCCAGTTAATGCGCCTTCCTCAACCTCGATAATGCCGGAACTATCTGCCCACTTTGCTTCAATGTCGTAGGTGTCATCAATAGAGCCTTTTTCATAGATCAAGCCGCCTTTAGGGTTCGTATTGAATATGTGCATGATCTGGGCAAAGAACTTATTAGCCCACATCTGCGGGTCTTTCATTGCCTTAACAATGCCATACCACACGTTCTTCGATTCTTCACGGTTCGCCGTGATTGGATTGATTGTCCATCCCTGAACAGCAGACATGCCTGTTTCAAGCTCTTCCCTGCCTGCAAGATACTTGGTCTTATACACCCAACGATGCTGCTTCACCTTGGGCACACCCAGCATATCCAGTTTATCTTTGATGCGGTTATAACGCTTCGTATCGAACTCTACGACACGCCCTGACTCTGGATCACCGACACGCCAATAGGCTTCGCGCTCTTTATATGAGAACTGGATGACTAATATCTGGTCTTCCTTGTCGTTTAAGAACCTGTCCATCTGGTCTTCCTGGTACTTCCAGGCTTCGGTTGCATCATGTTGCTCGGACTCGACCTCATCCGCCATTGCATCGAAACCGACCTGATCCAGTTTTGCCTTCGGCCATTTCTCCTCGACCTCGCCGCGTGGTATCCATTTTTCGCGCATGTGCCAATGTCTGTCTGATAGGTTTCGTTTCTTCGAGGAAGTGTCCCAACGCATCTCTAATGGCGGCACACGTTCTTCTGTGATCTTGCCGTCTGGGTCTTCATTAAAATCTACCAATGTCTCGATCCAGCCCATGCCACAGGTCACTGCATCTTCATAGGCATCAGATTCCTCGTCTTCCGCATCACAACTATCGCGCACAAAACTAATCGCCGCGTTCAGCACTTCAACGATGCTGGAGTCGTTGTCGTGTACGTTTCTTGGCAGGTATCGGATCTCCTGCCGACTGTTAAGCTCCTGTCCCTTGATTGAATTAACGATTGGCCCGATGCGGTTAAAGGTCACACAAGGCCGTCCCTGTTCTTCCAGGTATGCCTTATCTTCGTCATCCCATTGATCGCCATCACGGAACTTGTAATCTTCCCTGGCATCGCTTCGCCAGTCACCTTGATACCTTGCCGCCTTCTTACGCAATCTAAGAATGTTCGACAGGGAATATCTGTCTTCCTTTTCGTCAGAGGTATTTGAATTATCTGTATAGCTATACATTATGCTGTCATCCAACTTCTTTTATGTTTGCCTTTGTCTGGGGAATACCTGTCGTCCTTTCGGGGGATATATGCCCGCTTGCGCCCAACAGCCCCCGTCCTGACCGCGTCGACAGGATGGCTAGACCAATCGTGTTTGGGTTTTGCTTTCCAGACCTTGTTAATCGGATCATATTCCTTGTGGTAATGCCGTAGTGCATCTACAAGTCTGCCGCATTTTTCTTTGTCGAAAACCATTTGGGGAAGCATTGACCTGACGGCATTGATACCATCTTCAAGTGGTAGTCTGCGAGCGACCTCGAAATTGATTCCAAGCTGTCGCGCAGATTCGATCCTCGATTTACCAGTTCCAAGCTCACGCACTGCCAAGTCGTGTGGCCCAATGTGTACACCATAATTATATTTTTTCCTGTGTCCTGCTTCGAGCATCTTGGCGTAATATGGAAAACCTTCGCCCTGTGCTTCGTGATAATCAATCGCCCTGATCTGGGAAAAGTGTGTCTGGGTAAAAACTATTGCAGTTGAGTCTGACATGCCTAAATCCCACCAGGTATCTACCTTCAGGTCTGGATCATGTGGCACTGCCGTAATACGTCCGTCATCATCGGCTTCATCCATCTGTTTTGAATAATAAGAACCTTGCAGTGGGGATTTGAATGAACAGTAAAATTCCTGCTGGATAAGCTCTTCATCCATACCGGCATCACGTTCATCCTGTACGTCCTGCTCCGTCATCGCGTGGGTGTCGTTAATGTCGAGTTTCGACACAAACCAGTCCGGATTGTGGATCGCCATTTCGTATAAGTCATAGCCATGGTTCTTGCCGCGGGGCGTATAGGGGAAGATTGCCCAGCCTTTATTTTCTCTCAAGATCGGGCGGATAAAATCCCAGGCTTGCGGGTCTTGCAAGGCATATTCGGAAAACACACAGCCAACAGGATTCGTGCCAACGATAGAGTCTATGTTGTCACAACCAATGATGCGGAATATCGACCCGTTTTTCATGGTCAGTCGCATCTCTGTGTTGTTGATCTTGGCAATCAGTTCTTTAGGAAAATGGTTCAGAAAGGCAAAACCATCTCCATCAATCCCTTCCCAGATGATCTTCTTGCCCTGCTGGTAGGTCGGTAAGAAGTAATAGTAAGACCCTACGCGCCGCTGTGACTCCCTGGCACACAGGTTGATACAGGCTTTGTCTTTTCCCGCCCTGCGGTGCCATAAGAGTAGCAGTCTCTTAATACCTTCATCGAAGGCTTTGAAAGCCGCCTCTTGGTAGAAACGCGGGTCAAATTTATATGGTAGTTGGATTAACCCCATGCTAATATTTGTTTTTCCCTCTTAATATGGAGTGACAAGATGGCAACTGCAACTTTAGAAAAACAGCGTGAATATCGGAAAAAACACGCTAAAGCCCATGCCGAGTGGAACAAGGTATGGATTGCCAAAAACCGTGACAGGTATAACGCGAGTAAATGGCATTATCGAGACAGGGTTAAGGTTAAAGTACTGACGCATTATTCTGTCTCTGAAATTCCAGAATGTGCTGCCTGCCACGAACAGGATATGTATGTCCTAGTGCTTGACCACATTGAAAACAATGGCGCAGAGCACCGTAGATCAATTACAGGGACAAGGGCTGGTGGCACTAACGTCTATGAAGCAATCAAAAAAGAGGGCTACCCAGAAGGTCTACAGGTCTTGTGCCATAACTGTAACTGGCGCAAGGAAATGACTATAAGGATGGACGCAAG